TCGAGGCGTTGGCAAAAGCAGGTGTTAACCTACTTGATCGAATCGTGTCTTGGGAGGTCGCACCTCAACATATTGGTATTTCTCCCCTTCTCGTTAGTAACACTTTGAATCAAGACACCGGAGGCTCTGTCGGTGATTCACAACTTAACAAAGCCTCAGAGTAATGTTCAATTATTGAACAAGTTAGAAACAAATGAAGAAAACACAAATGATCGGTATGTTGCTATTGTTAGCAATAGGAGCGTGTGCTCAAACGTCACAACCATCGGCTAAGGTCACGGCGAAGACGGCAGCCTTTACCTTGTTGCCGAAGACCACTGGAACAGGGGGTTGGCAGACGGTGCTAGAGAACACTATCAAGACCGCAAATCAAAAGGATTTGTTCATTATCGCCGCGTTCGAGGTTGGCTTATTTACCTCCACTACGGTATCTTCCAAGAACATGGTATCTGACACTAGCGTTGGATCGGCAGAAGTGTCGGTTCGAGTTCTACTCGACGGTAGGGAAGTAGAACCAGGTGTTGTGGTCTATGGCCGCCGAACTCAAACCCTCAGCGCAACCCTTGAAGGGGCGATTGGAGGTTGCCTAGTGACTACAACGAACCTCGATGGGTCGTTTAGCACTACAGTTAACCTCGCGTGTGTGACTCCGGAGACCATTACCCTAATTCTGGATAGCCTCACGGCGTCTAGCTTTAGTTTTGTGGCGGAGAACGTTCTTCAAGGAGTTCACACGGTGCAGGTTCAAGCGCGTATTAACACAATCGGGAGTGCCCAGCAAGGAAATTACTCAGCTCTGGGGTTGGTTGGCAAGGGAGTGTTCACTTGTGAGAGTGTTAGACTAATCCAGGACGCAAACGTTCCCCTCGACGTACCGTAATCCATGTACAATGTTTTGTCCAATTTCAAGTTTGGACTCGACGCCCGGAGGTCGGAGCTTACCTCCGCTCCGGGTACTTTGGTTGAGCTTCGAAACGCGCACGTCAATCAAGGTGGCGAAATCGAGAAGCGCAAGGCATTTACTATTAGTGCCTTACCAAATGTCGGGGCGAACCCAACACTCGGTATCGAGGCAACTCTCGACAACATTATCGTCTTCGGTTTTAGCTCTCTAGGGGGTTCTGAGGTGTTTCCCCCAAACGTAGTTTATCAGAAGCTAACTGGGACACCAACTGGAATTTCAACTGGCTCGAATGCTAATAAGATCGTTTTCTCTACGGTCTTTGGAGGAAAGACGTTTGTCGTTGTTAAATTCGTTACGGGAGAAACGGTATGCTATTATGATGGAGTGGCGATAAAGGATAGCTATATTGGTAAGTTGTTCGTTGCCGGGATGACCAACACTGGTATTGCGAACCTAATAACAGGTTGGATCAACCAATCTGGATCACCCTATAGTGCCACCTACACCATTGGTAACCTATTTCTCAACGTTTTTGGGAGACCAAGCCGCACCTATACTCTTGCTCCTACAAAAGTCACGGCCGCCGGAACCTTAGCTAATGCTTTTGTAGATTATGGCGTTAATGATGTTCCGGCAATAGCCGCTACGGGGTCGTTTCAGATTATCAACGGCTCAGAGGTTGCGGGACACCAGATTACTCAAATAACAGTTGGGGCGGTGAATTTGCTTTTAGCTCCGGTTTTATACCATGTTGATAATCAGACAACGGCCACTAACGTAGTGTCAGCTATCAACTCTAATAGCCTCGTTAGTGGCTTCAACGCAACGTCTAGCGGGGTAAGTGTAATAATTCATAATATCGCTACTGGTAGTTCGGTTAATGGATCAGACGTTAGTGTAGTGGCGGCTGGAGATGTTTGTATCGGGCTTTGTAAGTTTAACTTATCTGGAACGGGATTCAACTTAGACTACGTTAATGCTAATGGGGTTAATATCCTAACAGCTATGTTGGTGTATCCTACTCCTGTTGGAGAGACGATCTCTGCTTTTTGCGTTCGAGTAGCAGCAAATATCAATGGAAACTCCGCTATTAGTGGTTATCTAGCTTTTCCGAAGTCGAACTCTATTTACCTATCAAAACTAACCACTTCTGGATCAGATGTTGAGATTCCGGTGTCGATAGGAATAACACCAGCGGCCGGAACAGGCACCGCTAACCCCGGCGATCTACCTGAGTTGAAGATAACAGTCGATACCGTTCTTTTCGCCTTTGCGATTATACCTCCAGGTGGTGGTGTAGATGTCCCATTTTTGGACCGGTATTTAGTGCGACTAGAAACTAATGTCACTACGGTCTCCGTAGAAGGAGGAACACCTCCATTTACATATTCGTGGATGATTCCTGACCTAGTGACTGTTACTGGTGGTGCTATAGGACTTGTTGGTGGTTATCCTAGTGTAGTCAATGGACAATCAACCAAGTTCATTTTCTTCTACTGGTCATATCCAGAGGCATTTGTTAGACCGTTTAACGTTCATGCTATTTGCCGTGTGACAGATTTCGTTGGCGAAACCCTGGACTCTACCCCAATTCTCATAAGGTCTTCGTAATGGCACTAGAGATTATATTAAAGACTAGTGTCTCCAAGATGGCTGGAGGTGTTGATGCAGTAACTGGAGTGGGAGAAAAGAACGTTCTAACAGTAGGAGGAGCGTGGGTTGTAGGAGATAGTATAACCCTCACATTCACCGATGGTATTACTGGCCTCCAGACCCAGATTGGTGCGGGTGATATAACAGGAGTCACGGCAACATTCTGTTTCACGTTTCATGATAAGGTTTATCTACTTGCTGGTCCAACGGTGTTCTTCAGTGAAGTTGGGCAACCAACCTCATTTAATAACATACAGACTGGAGCGACGTCTGGGTTTGTTAATCTAACAGACCACTATGCAACCTTTGATAGCCTTGTTGCAATAGCGTCATATCAGGGCCGGTTGGCGTTCTTCGCTGGGAATAACATTCAGATTTGGAACATCAATGCAGACCCCACGTTATGGTCCTTGAGCCAGGTGTTTGATAGTATCGGAACTAGAGCACCACTCTCAGTACAGTCACTAGGCGATCTCGATGTGTTCTTCCTAGAAAATACTGGAATTCGGAACCTTAGAGTCCGGGATAGTAGTCTTAACGCATTCGTGGACGACATTGGAAGTCCGATTGACCAGATTATTCAGGACGCAATTCTAAACTCCTCAACAGCCCAAGTTGCTGCGGCGTGTGGAATTGTGGAGCCTACACAACACCGGTATTGGTTGTTTCTCAAGGACACCCTATACGTGTTGAGCTACTTCCGGTCGAGCAAGGTAGTGGCGTGGTCTCGGTATGACGCAACCTATAACCTTGCGGGAGTCCAAACCGCCTTTGTGCCGGAGAAGTTCGTGGTGTTCAAGGATCGAGTTTATTGTCGGGCGGGAAACAACTTATTCCTATATGGCGGTGTTGATAATAACACCTACGATAACGTGGTGGCAACGCTAGAAACACCGTTTATGGAGCTAAAGACTCCTGGAACCCGGAAGCAATCAACCGGTATTGGAGTGGCGATGATTGGCGGGTGGACGGTGCAGGCTTCGATGAACGCGATGGATAAGGTGCTTCAAACAATTTATGATGCGGCGGTTCACTCGTTCGACCAAAATAGCATTCCTTTCTCACAGCAGGGATCGCACGTCAAATTTAAGGCGTTCACCACAGGATCGGTTGCCGCTTCTCTGAGCGAGTTCGTTTTTCATTTCGAGAAATTGGAGGAAGAATGAGCGACGTTCTAACAATTATCCGACCGTCGAGGCAGGCTGATGTTGACACCGTGGCGAAGCTACAAGCCCAAGACAACCACCAGGTGTTCTTTCCCTCGTTTGTTGTGGAGAACGGGGAGCGGATTATCGGGGCGTTGAATATTAACCCAGTGCCTCTAGTTACCGCTTGGTTTGACACCTCCTTTTGTGGCAGAATGCAGAGCCGTGACTCAATAATGTTCTACGAAAATAGCCTACGAGAGAAGGCTTTCACTCATGTTGGGATTTTTGTTGGAGAGGAGTCTCCATTTCGGCCACTTGTCGAACGTGGAGGGTACAAAAAAGTCAATAGCTTGTTTATCAAGCACCTTTAATTATGAGCTTTGGTGGAGGAGACGGATCACAAGCAATTACTCAACAGGAGGCACAGCGTCAGGCGTTGATTAGTCAAGGTGCACAGCAGGTTAACCAAGCCTTTGCGGGCTATACGCCGCAGTTTTATGAGGGAATGCGGCAGAACGTCTTGGCGGCACAGTTGCCCCAGGTGCAACGTCAGTATCAGCAGACGCAGGGTCAGTTGGCTTCGAACCTTGGTAATCAAGGTCTAATACGTTCTAGTGCCGCACGGAACCTCGGCTCGTCGTTACAGGAGCAGCTTTCCACAAACTTATTCAACGTATCCAACCAGGCAACGCAGGCCGTTCAGGATTTGCAGAAGAACGTTGCGGGGGAGAAGTCAAATATCCTTGGACAACTAGAGGCATCGGCACAGCCGAATATCGCGGGTCAACAGGCGTTGGATGCGGCATCGAGGTATAGTGCGCCGTCAATTATCCAGCCGCTAGGGAATCTTTTCCAAAACTGGTCGAACATATACTTGGCTCGACAAATTGGCCAAACGTACGGCCAACCCCAACAATCTCAGTATCCATTTCAATATCAACAGGGTAGCCAGTCTAGCCCTAGTGCTAAGACACCAATTAGCTATAACGTAGGATAACTATGAGTGGTGCAGAAGTAGCGGCATTAGTGGGCGTTGCGGCATCGGCAGCCGGAACGGGACTCTCGATGGCTGGTGCAGCAGAGAGTCGGGATCGGATGAACCGGACTATCGAACAACAGTTAGCGGCACAACAACAATTTCAACGCCAGGCCAGTCCGGTGTTCCAACAATCCCTACAGGAAAGCACTCCGCAGAGGGTTCAGAGTCAGATTGACCTCGGAAGTCAAAGTGCTTCAGAAATGTATAATCGACTTAGGTCGTTGCCGACTGGGACTAGTTCGTTGCCGACCGATGATAGGACGCAATCGCAAACGCAACAGAAGATTCAACAACAACAAGGAGCGCAGGCGGGTTTACAGGGTTATCAGGCGTCGAGTCTTGCTCAGTGGTTGAAGGATCTTGAGACGCGAAATCAACTTGGTATTATTTCTAACCTATCACAAGGCCAGGCTAATATCACTGGGCCGTTGTTAAACTATGCGCAGCAAGCCGGTGCAGGTTTGGCTGGAGTCGGAAGTTTGCTTGGAACTGGAGGGTCACTATTAGGAATGTGGGGTGCGCTGAAGTCGGGGCAGCAACAACAAGGTTCTCCTGGACATCCACCAACAGATAATTCACCACCTCCATATATTTACCCAGCAGGATAGGTTATGCCACAATATATACCATATAATCCGTGGTCGGACGCCGCAAATGTTGGCGAGCGTGTTGGAGGATCACTTAGTAACCTCATGCTCCAACTTCCGCAGATAAAGGCTCAAGCTCGTCAGCGTCAGGAGCAGATGGAGTTGGAACGGCAACGACTTGGACTTGAAAAGCAACGAGTGGGTTTCGAGGGTGAAAGGGTTGGGTTGGAAAAAGCGATGGTTCAACCCCATATAGACCTCTATAAGGCTCAAGCTGCTGAAACTGGACAACGTGGTGAGCTATATAAACAGCAAGGGAAACTAGCTGAGGCTAAAACCCTAACCGAGACCAATAAGCAGCAGAACCTTGCCAAGTTCTTAGATGCCGCGCAACGTGCCGACGCGAAGATAAAGGCTAAGGAAGACCCAACTCAGGAGGTTTTGGAAGCCCATCAGTACATGACCGCCACTGACTCTAAGCAGCTTGGTGACTGGGTGAAGACAGTTGCGGCGAGTGCCGCAGGAACGTTCTCCGACCAGAATAAGGCTATGGCGTTTGGAAGTCCGCAGGCAGTCACGGCGGGGAGAATAAACCAGAACCAAGTTAACCCGTTGCTTGGTGAACATGGGGTTATTTCGGCGAGGGAAGGTGAACAGAAGTTCGTGCCCCAACTTGGGACGAATGTACCGGCGACGTTTAGTGGGCCTCCGAAGCAGTTCGCACCACAGAGAATGAACCTTGGTGGGTTATTTCAAGAGGCGGCGAAACCTCTATTTCAAGATATTGCACCGGAAAAGAAAGCCGAGGTGATTCCCCAGTTGGATATGTTCTTACAACACTATAACCTGGGGGACATTATCCGACCGAAGGCTCAGGTGATGCCGGGACAGACTAATGCCCCGGTTAGTACTAATGCACCAACCCGACTTCGGGTTAGGGCACCCAACGGCCAAGTAGGGACCGTCTCCCAAGAGTCCCTTCAAGAAGCACTTCAACAGGGGTACACTCCCGTTCAATAAATGCCAGTTGATTTCATTGCGGAACCACAGGTGGATTTCGTCCCAGATTCTGGATTTGCACCACTTCCACCGATAACGGATAAACAGCTCCGTTTAATGGATAGGCCGTATGGGATGGAGAAGTATCTTAAGGAGGGTATTTCTCCACCGAGTCTATCTTATGCAGGCCAACTCGCGTCTCCAATCGGTCTTCCGGGACTAGTGCAGCCATACGATGTGTCGAAAGCAGCACCAGCGGTTCAGGCAACGGTTGAAGCCGGGAGAACGTTGGCCGAGGCTCCGACCCAGTTGACGAGGTTTGATAACTTACCCTTACTCCCCCTGTTCTCGATCCCCTATGTTGGACCGGGGTTAGCGCTCGGTTTAGGTGCCAAGATGCTTGGAACTGGAGCCGGGGAAGTTATGGGAGGATTAGAGACGGGTCAGCCAAAACTAGCCGGACATGGAGCCGGGGTTGGCCTACTTGGAGGACTACCTGAATTGCCATTTGCCAAGTCGGTTAGGAAAGGTGCTAGAGGTCCGGTTGATTTAACAGAGGAACAGCGTTTTCAACAGGCGAAGCCCGCTAAGGTCGATTTCGTCCCTGAACAACCAATAACGGAGGTACCAAGTGCCAGAACAATACGAAGCGATCAAGGAACACCTCAAGAAACGAGGTTACTCGGACAAGGAAGCCAAGAAACACGCGGCGATGATTTACAACAGCGGGAGACCGAGGGGGGCGGAGCCGGTGAGCCGGTACAGCCACGACAACAAACGCAAGAAGCGGAAAAAGTAGGCGGCATCGGTATATTGGCCGCGATGGAACGTGGCCAGAAGCGGCGTTCGGAGGCTGGTGCGATACAGCCCACTGGTGCTGAAGGCCGAAAGCAGCTAGAACCTGAGTTGCCCTACATAGCCAAAGACGTTGGCTTCAATCCCAAGACACCAATCGAGGGAACGCAGATGTTGAATCGGCTTCGGAACAAGTTGACGCCGACGGAGTTTGAGTTGTATAAGAGTGCCGGGTTGGAGACGTATTTGAGGTCCGCCAAGCGAAGCTCGGAAGACGTCGCTAAGTGGGCTAGGGAGAATGCACCGAGGGTGGAGGTGAGGAAAGTTGGTAAAGGCTCAGAAACACCAGAGCAAAAAGAGTTTTTTGACCTTCAACATACTTGGTACGATAGAGCACCCGATCTCAATAATAACCTTTTATCGGCGGTAAGAGCTAATGTAAAGGACGACATTCTTCTTAGCCAAGGTATCATTCAGGAGGATATTAACAAGGCTCGGCGCTATGCCGAACTACAGAAGATTGCTGGTGGTTGGAGGCAGCAAGCTAATTGGGCACAGATTTCCCCCAAACACGAATCCAAGATGAAGGATTACGTGGAAGGGGCGGTGGTAGTTCCACATGGCAAGTATAATAGGAACACAGTCGATCCAAAACTAGTAGAGGAGAACCTACGTTCTGGAGTGCTTTATCCTGCTTCTCACAACTTCCCTCCCAACACCCTCGGTTGGTTTCGTGGCTATATGACACCGAGAGAGGATGGTGGTAAGACGTTTCATGTTGTGGAGGTGCAAAGTGATTGGGCGCAGAAGAATCGAGAGGGGTACGAGATGGCACGCAGGGACGTAGCCGAGGGAACTAGAACAGTTAACTTACCGGCCTACTTAAAAGCCCACGCACCAGACCATCCACTTCTTCCACACTGGGAACGCCTCACTATTAAGGCCGCGATTGACCATGCAATCAAGAACGGTGCGGATAGGATTGCGGTGAGTGATGCGGAGACGGCAATGATGACGGAGGGGCATGATTTGAGTGCCGATCAACTTATTAAAAAAGGAACGGTAGAAGACTATAAACGGTTGCAGAAGGACTGGGATTTGGGTGATGGTGATTTGATACCCCCTGATGAAAAGGGTTACATGCGAATCAACGTTATTGGGGATCGGGTTATACCATCATTCATAAAGCAAGGGTGGCAGCTTGAACGAGAACCGGGAATGCGGCTTCATTATGGTCAAACCATTCCACAAACATTACGGGAGTTAACTGGAGAGAAAGGTCAAAAAGAGTTCTTCGGGGAACATAAAATGGCGTTTCAAACTGGTATAGGCCCAACTGGACAACAAAGGCCGGGAACTGTTCCACGAGAAAACCTCATCTTCAAAGACCCCTCCGGTGAGCCTAAAACCACCGCCACCGGCTTATCTTTCGACCTCGGAAACGTTAAGGACAAAACATTCTCTCTAACGGGTTCCGATATAACCTCAACCGCAAAGGAGGTGAAGCCTAGTGCCAAAGAAAAAGAAGAAACCAAAGTACTAGAGTCGGAAAAGGGGAAGGAGGAGGTACGGCCTTCTTCCCCGACCGGATTGGGAGTGAGAGAGGCGCAACAACGTGCCGAGGAACGTGGTGGAGAAGCGGGTTCAGTACCGGCGAGACCTGGACAGCGTTCGGTAGGTGCTAGTGGTGCACCCCCGATCAACATACCCCCACCGAGAAGGCCAGTTGGAATGGCGGGTCCACCGGGACCGGGAGGCTGGATAATACCTATTCAGAGGCAGACAACGTGGTTCGAGAGGTTCACCAACCGGTTATCGAACTGGTTCAAGGGACGAGAGATGCGTGTCGATACTATCCCGGCGATGATGGACACAGCGGTGAACCAAGCGCGGATAGTGGCGCAGCAGACCGCGAACGGCGTTCGGGATCAGTTGAAGGAAGCACTAGGACGAGACGTTACCGATCAGGACCAACAAGCCTTGTCGTTTGTTATCGAGGCAAAGGGAGACCGAACGCAAATAGGCGTCATGGCCTCGAAAATTCGACCGATAAATGACGCGAAGGTTGATGCAGCACTCGCGTTCGCAAGAACCCACTGGGACCAGCTGGAGCCGGTAGCGCAAGCCTATGTTCAGATCAATCGTGCCGTGGTGATGCACGAGAATGCCAACAACCTCATGACGGAGTTCCGGGAGGGATACGTTCCGCACGTGGTTGACCTAAAGGACGATAACGGAATATTATTCGAGTCTCCAAGCGAAACACAGACCGGAGCAACGGGATTCACTAAACAGAGGGTTCATGCTACGTTTGCCGACCTAATTGCAGCGAATCGGCGTGCGGTTTCTATGAACGCAATCGACCTAATGGAACACCGAATAAATGCTGGACTTCGGCGTGTGCACGTTCACCAGATGGTCGAGGCGTTGAAGAATGTTCGTGATCCCGGCACTAACGAGCCGATAATCCGTGACTTGATAGTGAAGCGAAAGCAACTTCCATCGGGAACTGGTTCGGTGGAGACCACTGTGCCACCGGGTTATCAGCCGATGTTTATTGGGACGCAACCGATAGCGATGCACAAGGCGTATGTAGGTTTAATGGAGGCGTTGACGACTCCTAGTGCGCTTAGTCGCTCGGCTTTAGGCCGAGGACTAATGGGAGGTGTTGGAATGGCCAAACACACAGTGTTGGGATTCGACATATATCACTTTTTCCGCCTCACGTTCTACTCAATGGCAACCCGTGGGCTTCATACCGGATTCAAACAAGGGCTTAACATACTAGAGTACTCTCAGCCAACTCTAGAACGGATGGCTGCTAGGGGTGAGATACCTAGTCAGTACTTACCGGAGATCATTCGCAAACGTCGTATTATTGATCTTGGAGTGAAGGCTGGATACAACGTTGGCCATGTGTCCGAGGCTATTTATGCCGGGTGGGTGAGGAATATACCCCTGATTAA